GGAGCTAAAAGATTTGCAAATATTAGTGGTATAATTCAAAAAGAATTTGGGCCAGCAATGAATAGACTGGGTATTGCATTTGAAACTCAAATAGAATATCTTGGAGACTATTTAGATATTCAAACAAGAATGGGTAGATCCCAAACTATGACCGACAGACAATTAGCTGACGGTACTACAAATTATATTCTTCAATTAGATCAATTAGCCACAATAACTGGTAAACATAGAAAAATGATTTCCGAACAACTGAAACAAGATGTGTCTAGCAAAAGACTTTCTGGATTATTCCAAGCCTTAGAGGCAGGTGCTAATGATAACTTAAAAGGAGTTATAGGAGCAATTCAAGGAATTGAAGACGCAGATATGCAACAAGGATTAAAAGATTTGATTGCTACAGGCGGAGTACCAATGACTGATTTTGGAAAATCTTTAATGCTATTGAATCCAGCCTTAGGTGCAATGGCTGAACAGGCTAGAAATGGTGAAATAAATGCATCACAATTTGCACAAGAAATACAAAGAACAGCTGAACTGGCCCAAGCACGAGGCAAACAAGATAAATGGTTAGCATCTATCTTAGATGTTCAAGGAAATAGTATTTTATCAGCAACAACTCAAATGGCAAGATATACAGAGTTTGGTACAAAATTTAATGAAACACAACTTGAACAACAAAAAATGGTTGAGTCTAATGATAAAGCAATGGCTGGTTTAAACCAATCATGGCAAAGATTAAAAAATATGTTGATTGATATGTTAATTCCTGCTATAGAAAAAGTGTCAGGTTGGATAGACGACATGGCGACAGGAATAGAAAAATTAACTAGAGGTGAAATGCCAGAATTTAAATCACAACTCAGTGCATTAGGTATAGCATTAGGAGGTATCATTGTTTTATATGGATCAATGAAACTTGCCATGATAGCTTTCAAAGGAACACTAGCCGCCGCGAGAATGATAGGTGGTGGCGGTGGCGTAGGCAGTATGGGTATGGTTGGTGCAATGAGAACTGCCGGAGCGGCACCAGTACGAGTTGCGGCAGGTGGAGCGGCTATCGGAGCTGGTGTCGGTGCAGGGGCCGCCTTAGCTGGTGCAGGAGTAGGAGCTGGTGCTTGGTTGGCTGGTAAAGGTTTAAAATCAGTAGGAACAGGATTACAAACATTTAATGATATTAATGCAGACAATATGAAAAAAGTTGCAAGTTCTATTTGGGATATGACAAACGCTGTTACTGGTATGGCAGTTAAAGGTCAATTTGCCATTTTGGCAAAAGATATGCCAAAATTTGCTAAAGGTTTGAAAAAAGGAATGAAAGAGATTGACACAGGAGCCATTGTAAAGTATGCTAATGCTATAGATGGATTAGGAGACGCATTCGGTAACCTAAAAAATAATATGGGTGGAGCAATATCGGCCTCCGGGAAGTCTACAGGAGATAAGATAGATACGTTAAATAGTACTCTAATGCAAATTTTATTAGAATTAGAACTTAACACAAGGTTTGCAAAAATTACTTCTGGTAAAGATCATACAGGTAATTTACAGGCGAGTATTGAGTAGTTAACATAGGATTAGATAAAAATGAGTTGGAAAAAATATTTTACGCAAGTACCAGTTAGAAATAATCAAACAGGACAGTTAAGTCCTGTCGGTAGTTCTTCAGGTATGCCATCTGGTCCTGCAAAAACTAACTATTCATCTTTTTTACCTGATGTTTATAGTGGTGCACCTAACAGAATTGAGAGATATGGACAATACAATGTAATGGATCTTGACTCTGAAGTTAATGCGGCTTTAGATATTTTAGCAGAATTTTGCTCACAACTAAACAAATCCAATGATGCTCCATTTATATTTCACTTTAAACAAAAAGCAACAAGCACAGAAATTCAAATTATAAAACAATACCTACAACAATGGTGTAAATTAAACAACTTTAACAAAAGAATGTTTAAAATATTAAGAAATGTATTCAAATATGGTGATTCATTTTTTATTAGAGACCCTGAAACTAAAAAATTGTTTCACGTTGACCCAGCAAAAGTTAGTAAAATAATTGTAAATGAAAGTACAGGTAAAGAACCTGAACAATATATTGTTAGAGATATTAATTTTAACTTTAAACATTTAGTTGCAACAACACCTTTTCAAACTACAGGTAATATTACTGGAGGAGGTAGTGGATATTTAACTGGTGGTGTTAGAGGAATGGTTGGAGCAAACTTCCAAGAGTCTTCAGGAACAAGATTTGCCCATGGGCAAAGAGAAATTGCTGTAGATGCCTCACATATTTTACACTTATCATTAAGTGAAGGTTTAGATAATAACTTTCCATTTGGAAATAGCTTACTTGAATCAATATTCAAAGTTTACAAACAAAAAGAATTACTAGAAGATGCAATTATAATTTATAGAGTACAGAGAGCACCGGAAAGACGGGTATTCTATATTGACGTAGGTAATATGCCAAGTCACCTTGCAATGCAATTCGTTGAAAGAGTTAAGACTGAAATTCATCAACGAAGAATTCCATCAGCAACAGGTGGCGGGCAGAACGTCATTGATAGTGCATACAATCCTTTATCAATAAATGAGGATTATTTCTTCCCACAAACAGCAGAAGGAAGAGGATCTAAAGTAGAAACACTACCAGGTGGTACTAATTTAGGTGAAATAGACGATTTAAAATACTTTACAAACAAACTTGTAAGAGGTTTACGTATTCCTAGCTCATATTTGCCAACAGGTCCTGACGATAGTCAAGCACAACACAATGATGGTAGAGTAGGAACAGCATATATTCAAGAATTAAGATTTAACAAGTACTGTGAAAGACTACAAAATTTACTTTCAGATGATTTTAATCAAGAGTTTAAAAAATATCTATTAGAAAAAGGTGTTAATATAGATATAGCTATGTTTGATCTTAAATTTCAAGAACCTATCAATTTTGCAAGTTATAGACAAGCAGAAGTAGACAATAGTAGAATAGCTACATATTCACAGTTAACAAATATTCCTTTTATATCTAAAAGATATGCCTTATCAAGATTTTTAGGTTTAACACCAGAAGAAATGGCTGAAAATGAAAGATTATGGCGTGAAGAAAACGATGCAGACGCACAAATTAAACCTACAGCTTCTTCAGGAGAGTTAAGAACACAAGGAATTAGTACAGCAGGTATAGAACAGGATTTAGCAGGAGCAGAAGCAGAGGCTGAACCCGAAGCACCTACAGGAGGAGCATCACCAACACCTCAACAAGGTGGAGCACCGGTAACACCACCAGGTGGAACTCCTACGCCAGGAGCATAAATATTGATACAATGATATTACGTGAACTATTTTATTTTGATAAAGACAGTATGCAACCAGTAGACATTAAAAACTACGATGCTGGAAGTGACGAATCTGTAATAAACATAGATGATACTAGAAAAACTAGACTATCTTTACGACAAATCAACAGAGCAAGAAAAGCCGGAGAGTTTCATAAGGAAGAACAATCAAAAGAATTAGAACTTGTGAGAACAATGTACGGTGCCGCTAATCAACCAGAGATGTAATCTATGTCCGTTGCTTTTGTATTAGGCAATGGTATCAGTAGAAAAGTAATTCCACTAGAACCATTAAAAGAAAAAGGTAAAATTTACGGGTGTAATGCCATATATAGAGATTACCCTGGCTTATGCAATCATATTATTGCTGTAGATTCTAAAATGGTCTTTGAATTAGTTGAAAATAACATACCTAATAAAACTCCAGTTTGGACAAACCCTAATAGATCATATAAAAAGTTTCAACATTTAAATTTCTTTGAACCTAGTTTAGGTTGGAGCTCAGGTCCAACTGCTTTACACCTGGCTAGTATACATAGACACAAACTTATCTATATTTTAGGCTTTGATTTTATGGGTACACCCGAAGGTAAACATAACAACTTATACTCTGATAGTAAAAATTATAAAAAAAGCTCTGATGTTGCAACGTACCATGGTAATTGGAATAGACAATGTTGCATTATCTTACAAAAAAATCCTTCCAAAACTTATATTCGTGTAATTGCCGACCGAACAGATCCTACATTTAAGGCTGTAGATCTTAAGAAATTTACAAATTATCATGAATTAAAAGTTTCTGAGTTCAAACAAAGATACAATCTATAAAATTTGTTCAAAAAAGGTCCTGTTGGGCCTATTTCGACTAAAAAATAACGATTTTGTGTAAATAAATTGACGGACAGTCTAGAATACACATAACAGGAGATAAAAATGTCAGATAAAAAAGAAAACACATCTGTAAAAGCTGAATCTGTGGAAGCCCCTAGTAAATTTGAGCAAATGCTTGAAAAACTAGTTGCTGATGACAGAGCAGGCGCGGATGATCTATTCCACGAGATAGTGGTAGAAAAATCAAGAAGCATTTACGAAGACCTATTGGAAGATGATATTAAAGAAATCGAAACTCCAGAGGCTAGTAAGGACGTAAAAACAGCTGAAGCTGTAACATCTGAAGATAAAAAAGAAGATGACAAAGCAGAAGCTGATGAAGATACAAAAGAAGCTACAAAAGAAGACGACAAGGAAGAAAAAGTTGAAGAAGTTGCTAAAGAAGATGATAAAAAAGACGAAGTAACTAAAGAAACACTTGTTGACATACAGCCAGTTGAACAACCGGCTCCAGAAGTAGCAACAACACCAACTTCAGAAATAGGTATTGGCGGTGACGCAACAGACGACATGGTCGGTGATATTGAAGTAGACGGTGACAAAGATAATGGCGACGAAGCGCCTTCAGATGGTGAAGACCTTGAAGATCGTGTAGTTGACTTAGAAGATGCAATCGACGAACTTAAAGCTGAATTTGACGCAATGATGTCAGATGGTGGCGATGCAGAAGCTCCAGCAGACGACGAAGCTGGTGATGACGCAGAAGGCGACGATGATGCAGAGGGAGAAGCAGAAGCTACTTCCGAACTTGCTGGAAAAGAGCAGGAAATAGAGCAACCAAAAGTTGAAAGTAAAACAGTTGAAGCAAAAGCTACAGCAACTCAATCACCTAGAGAGCAAATGAGAGAATATGTTAATAAAGTAACAGCATCTAATACAGATGGTACTGATAATAGCAAATCTCCAGTTAATGCTGACGGTGGTAAAGGTGCAACAGCATCAGCGCCAGCAGTAAGTACTTCTACTTCTGAAGAAAAAGGTGGAAAGGCTCCTAAAGCAGGAGATCTATCTGGTGGAAACATCAACACACCTGGCTCAAAAGATGGTTCTAAATTAAAACCAGCAAAGGCTAACAAAGCTGACGGAACTGATGGTTCTGCTAAGAAATCAGCTATTGGCAGTTAATAATAAGAAAAGTAGGACATAGTATAGATGATATCTTTACGTGAGACACTGACCTTCGACCAAGCAAAAATTGTCGTTGAGTCCAAAGATGAAAAGAGCGGGAAGTCCTTATATATGAAGGGCATTTGTATCCAAGGTGGCGTTAAAAACGCTAACCAACGGGTATATCCTGTTAGTGAAATCCAACGGGCTGTCAGTACACTCAACGATCAAATTGAAGGCGGATATTCAGTTCTAGGTGAAGTTGATCATCCTGAAGGTCTTACAATAAATTTGGACCGTGTGTCCCATATGTTATCAAGTATGTGGATGGACGGACCTAATGGTTACGGAAAACTAAAAGTATTACCAACGCCGATGGGAAAACTAGTAGAAACAATGCTTAACAGCGGAGTTAAATTAGGAGTCTCATCGCGTGGTAGTGGTAATGTTCATGAAGACGGCATGGGACCTTATGGTTCAGGTGAAGTTAAAGATTTTGAAATAATTACCGTTGATATCGTAGCTCAACCAAGTGCTCCGGGGGCTTATCCAACTCCCATTTATGAACACTTGTTAAACCAAAGAGGTGGATATAAGGCTTTAAACATGGCAAAAGAAGGACAGGCAGAAAATTATTTAAAGGATTCGTTAATTAATATAATTAACAAACTCCAATAACATAAGGAGAAAACATAATGTTAGATGCACTGAAATCACTTTTTGAGAACGACGCAATTTCGAAAGAGATCAGAGCGGAAATAGAGTCAGCATGGAACAAAAAGATTGGTGAAAACCGTCTTGAAGTTACTGCGGAACTTAGAGAAGAGTTTGCAAAGAAGTATGAGCACGATAAAGCAACATTAACTGATGCTGTAAATGCCATGGTTCAAGAAAAACTTGAACAAGAGATCGCAGAGTTCGCCGATGACCGTAAACAACTTGCAGAGCAAAAAGCCAAGTATGCGGTTCATATGAAAGAACATTCAGATAATTTGAAAAAATTTGTTTTTGAACAACTTAAATCTGAAATTGCTGAATTACACGAAGACCAAAAAGTTATGGCAACTAATTTTGCTAAACTTGAGGAATTTGTGGTTGACGCTTTATCTAAAGAAATCGCGGAATTCCACGAAGATAAGAAAGACGTTGCTGAAACAAAAGTACGTCTAATTCGTGAAGCAAAGGCACATTTTGAAAAAGTAAGACAAAACTTTATTAAAAAAGGTGCTGAAAAAGTATCTGAAGTAGTTGGTAAACACTTGAAAAAAGAAATAAGCCAATTAAAAGACGATATTGATGCATCACGTAAAAACGACTTTGGTCGTAGATTGTTTGAGGTTTATGCACAAGAATATACTAATTCATTCTTGAATAGCAAATCTGAAACGTCTAAACTTTTAAAAGTTGTTGATTTAACTAAACAACAATTAGAAGACGCGAAGAAATCAGCTGATGAGAAAGAAAAGATAGTCGAGTCTAAACAATCAGAAATCGATGGTCTTAAAAACAAAGCTGAAAGAGAATCTGTAGTTAATGAGTTAATTACTCCATTAAACACAGAACAAAAAGAAATAATGACGAATTTACTGGAGAGCGTAGAAACTGGAAAATTGCGTAAGCAATTTGACAAATATATGCCCGCTGTAATAAACGGTAGGACGCCAGCGAAAAAGGCAAGCTCAAGTACAGGCACAGAAATAACAGGCGATAAAATTGAAAATAACATTGGTAATGTGAGTCAATTCAATAGAAATATTGTAGATATAAAAAGACTCGCAGGAATCTAAAAAAGGAGAAAAACACAATGTCAGAACTAACAGAAACACGCTGGCAGGATACAAAGAGTGCGTTACTTGAAGGCCTAGCAGGCAATAAGAAGTCTGTAATGGAAGCAACTCTCGAAAATACTAGAAAGTATTTGGCAGAGGCGGCAACAGCTGGAGCAACTTCGGCTGGTAACGTGGCTACTTTAAACAGAGTGATCCTACCGGTGATTAGACGGGTTATGCCGACTGTAATAGCTAACGAATTGGTTGGAGTTCAACCGATGACTGGCCCAGTTGGTCAAATCCACACACTAAGAGTTAGATATGCTGATGCCAACGACGCAACAGGTACAGATAATGATGTAACTGCAGGCGAAGAGGCATTATCACCATTCAAAATAGGTCAAGCCTATTCTGGAGACAAAACAGTTGGAAAAGGTGGCGGAACAGCCGGCTTAGAAGGCACTGGTGGTAACAGACTATCAATTCAAATCTTGAAACAGGTTGTAGAAGCCAAAACTAGAAAACTATCAGCTAGATGGACTTTTGAATCTGCTCAAGATGCTCAAGCACAGCAAGGTGTAGACGTAGAAGCAGAAATTATGGCGGCATTAGCCCAAGAAATTACTGCTGAAATTGATCAAGAAGTAATTAATTCTTTAAGATCTCTAGCACCTACAGAAGAAGCATATGACCAAGCGGCGGTATCAGGAACTGCTACATTCGTTGGTGATGAACACGCGGCTTTGGCTGTAATGATTAACAGAGTAGCAAACAAGATAGCTCAACGTACAAGACGTGGTGCTGGTAACTGGACTGTAGTAAGCCCTCACGCTTTAACAGTTCTTCAATCAGCAACAACTTCAGCGTTCGCAAGAACAACTGAAGGAACTTTCGAAGCACCTACTAACCAAAAAATGGTTGGTACTTTAAATGGTTCAATGAAAGTGTACGCTGACACATACGCGGCTGACGGAACGGCTGTATTAGTAGGATATAAAGGCTCGTCTGAAGCAGACGCGGCGGCATTCTACTGCCCATACATACCGTTAATGTCAAGTGGTGTTGTTCTTGATCCAGGTACTTTCGAACCAGTTGTATCTTTTATGACTAGATACGGCTACGTAGAATTGTCAAACACTGCATCATCTTTAGGTAATGCGGCTGACTACTTGGGAGAGATCTCTGTTGCGAACGTAACTTTTGCGTAATCGCGAGTAGAACAAAATACGAGAAAAGGCGGCTTTCGGGTCGCCTTTTTTCACGATTAAACTACCTTACAACCTTTAATATCTACACACTTAATAAATTAAACCAGTATTTTTGATGTCTGTCAAAAATGTGTAGTTTTATCTTTCAGAATACCTTTACCTAAATAATGTCACGTTCCCAAGTTTAGAGGAATGTAATTTAAATTTGTAAAGGAGGTCCACAATGGATATTTTACAAAAAGTTAAAGGATGGGCAAAAGGAATTGCTGATGTTGGTGTATCTTTCATCGCATTAGGAATCGTTTTAGAAATTCTTTTCAACGGTCAAGGTATTCCGTTCTGGCCAAATGTTTCTGTGATAGGAAATGTACAGGGCGTACTCTCTGGATTTAGTGATCAAGGATTACTAGGTTTAGTAGCGGTTTGGATACTATATCATATCTTCAATAGAAAATAATATAGATTTAGATAACTTAACCTAATCTTGGGTGGTACTTATGGTGCCACCTAAGCAATAACTATAACTATGATTACACTATTCATTTTATCAAAACTTGGAATTCAAATATCTTTAATCGTACTATTCACCAACATATTATCTAGCATATTAGGGTTTACTTTTTGGTAAATCAAAACTTGACTTTTTACCAAAATACGCTATAATGTTAGTATGAAAACAATAGCTATATTTTTTCTTTCGTTGTTAGTATTAACAGCTTGTTCAGTAAAAAATCCTGCATTAGATTTAGGTAAAAGATGTATGCAAAAAGGTGACCAAATTGTATATTCTTACCTTTGGGTTTATGACAAAGAAGCTGGAAACAAAGCAACAAAAGAAATGTGCGATCAAATCGCAGAATAAACATAAATGGACTTACTCCAGCCAATCTTTGTCAACCAGTCTGGTGAAACATATGAAGCTGGATTAGGCCCAGACAATTCAAGTTATAGTCTTAAAGACATTAACAACAGAATTCAAACAGACATAGACTCTGGTCTAGAAGATTTTCTATTATTCATAACACCTAATAAAAAAACTTGGACACCTGATTGGAAATTCCAAGCAGAAGTTGTAAACAAAATTAAAACAAAATTCCCAAAAATACAATTAAGTGTAGATGTATGTTTATGTTCAACACTACCAGATGGTCATTGTTGCGTATTAGATAAACCAGATACCAGTGAACAATTATTAGTAAATTTAGGAAAACAATTAGAATCTGCAGGAGCAGATGTTTTAGCACCAAGTGACATGGGAAAAAATACAGTTAAAAATCTTAAAGTAGAAACATCTAAATTAATAATGGCATATGTAAAATGGAGAAGTGTATTTTATAGTACATTTAGAGATGTATCAGATAGTAAACCTTCTAGTGAAAGAACTTATCAATTAAATGTTAAAAATGAATGGGGTATGACATCACGATCACATCAATATGTGGCCGATGGTGCAGATGCATTATTATTAAAGCCTGCAAGTCACAGTATGGATGTATTTGGATTAGTTAAAGCAGGAACATATAAACAAGTTGGATTGTTTCAAGTATCAGATGAATATATAGGACTACCAACTATTCAACATCAATTAGAAATTGCAACCATATACAAAAGAGCCAATGCGTCCTTTTTAGTGACATATGGCGCTAGAAACCTGGTGAATAAGCTAGAATAATTTTATTACTTGTAAATATTTGTATGATAGAAATAACTTCAAATGAACTGTATAATGAATATTTAGAATACAGAAGTAGACTAGATGTTTGGAAGAAAAATCATGGCATTTTTATCAAAGATATTCAAAAATTAGAACGAACAGTAGATGCATTATTAAATGAAAGATTAGATGAATTAATAATGTTAAGACAAACTAAAAGACAAATTTACCAAGAACGTGCTGATCTAAAACTACAACAAGCAATTAATTCCTTAAAATATTTCAGTAAAATAGAGCTTTTGACTTCCCTCTCAAAAGGATAAATACCATTGAACTAGACACCTTGTCTAGTCTTATGCAGACACAACTGCGTATAACATAGAACGTTAAAGGGAGAAAAAAAATGGGAAGACC